GCTGTGAATCCGGTTAGGCCGCTCGGGGTCTGCCACGTCGCCGCCGTGCTACTGGTTGCGGTCAGCACCTGCCCCGAGCTTGGCGCAGTTGCCGCGCTCACGCTGACGGTAGTGGTTGCGGACTTCAACGCCTCGGCGTAGCCGCTGGTGTTCTGGTTCAGCGTCGGGAATGTGCAACTGCCGAGATTTCCCGATGACGGCGTACCCAGCGCCCCGCCGTTGGTCACGAATGCGCCAGCGCTGCCGACGTTGGCGGCTAGCGCGGTGCCTACGCCTGTGCCGGGGGTCGTCGTCGCAAGCGCGGTCAGTCCAAGCGTGGTCCGCTGCGCACTGGCGTCAGCATCGTCGATCAGCGCGCGGCCCGCTGAGGTTACGGTCATTAGTGCCGCGGTGCCCGAGCCGGTGAAATATGGCGCGGAGTCGGTTGCGGATGTGAGCCCCGCAATCGCCGTCAGTTCAGCGTCGGCGGGTTGGTAGACGCCGCTGTGATTGTGTCCTGCCGTCGCGTAGTCCGTCGCTGCCGTTGTCGCCGCAGTCCCCAAGCCAAGCGTGCTGCGTGCCGTCGCCGCGTCCGCATCGTCTACCAGCGTTGCGCCGTATGCAGAAATCCCGTGCGCGGTGGTGACGGCGTTGTGCGTGCTGACGGCGCCCGCCGCCTCGAAATCGCCAGTGGCGGATAGTGCGGCAGTCCCGAGCCCGAGGGTGGTGCGCTGCGCTGCTGCGTCCGCATCGTCGAGCAATGCCGCGCCCGCTGCGGTAATCCCGTGCGCGCCGGTGGTAAGCGCCGCGTGCGTACTGACTGCGGACGTAGCAAAGGACCGGTCGCCGTGCGGGTCAGTTGCGCCGGTGTGCGCCACTACAGCAGCCGCTGCCGTGCCCGTGGGGTCGGCGCCAACTTGCGCGGCGGTGACGCTGTGCGGGTTACTGGTGCTGCCGAGGTGCGACGCTACGGCGGTCGCCGTCACACCGCCCTGTTTGATGAGCTTGCCGGTCACGCCATCAAACGCTGCGATGCGGTCGTCGGTCGCGCCGGCCGGGCCTACTACGTCGCCGGAGCCGCCACCGCCACCGCCACTTGCCGCAATGGTGATCGTGTCGCCGGCATCGCTCACCGTGATGGTCACGTTCGACCCGGCCACCAGTGCCGCGCCGATCGCATCGCGCGCCAGTTCGTCGCCGTTGAGGTTGTACCATCCCTGCTCGGCTTGCGCCGTGGTCAGGCTCTGCGGGGTGTCGTAGCGCACCAGTCCGGCGAGTGAATCCTCGGTGTCCGCCTCGGTGTCCCGGGTCACGTCGCGGGTGATCGTCCAGCGCCCGTACCACTCGCGGCGAACGTCCGTCGCGCTGGTGTAGCTCTCGACGTCATAGACCCAATATTCCACCGGCAGCGTCACCGAAACGGCCGCCATGACGTCCGAGCCGATCGCCAGTGCCGCGGTGGTGTACGGATCTGCGCCAACAGTCAGGCGCCCGTCTGCCGTGCTGGCAACGAGTTTGGTCGTGATGACGCCGACTTTGGAGCGGACGTGCATGCGCAGCGTGCGGCCCTGCAGCGAGGCGCCTGCGCCGGTCAGGGTGACGGCAAGCGCTGCGCCCTGCTCGGCTGTGATGTCTTGTTCTACGGCTGCCATTTCAGTTCCTCACAGGGCCGGATACGGGGTTTCATGGACAACGATTGAATCGCAGGCGTAGGTATCTCCGCCGGTGTGGACGATGGGCGCCCACTCGACCAGGCGCCCGTAGATCGTGCGGTTGCTTTGCAGGATCGCGGTGTCTTCGTCGCGCAGGGACACCACGCACTCAGTTGTTCGCCTGGCTGCAGCAATCCACAGCCGCAGGCTTTCCGCCTCGTCCGATGTCATGCCGGTGACGGCAAACTGCAGTCGCCGATAAGTACCCTGCGGACTGGTGAAAACGCCGCCGCGCGGGGTTTCCTCGGCGCTGCTCAGGTCGACGTGCGTCAAGCTCCAATCGAAATCGACGCCATCGGACAGGGTGACGGTGGTTGCGTCCATTCCGGCCGCCGCGCCGTTGCTCATGACGAGCAGGCGCCGGGCGTCGATGTAGCGCTGACCCGATGGCAAGTAGGCAATCGCGACCTCGATCTGAAGGTAGCGGAAAGCCTTGGCCGCGACGTACCACAGCGAGTTCCCATGGGTCGCGCCGTTCAACGCATCGTTCTGCATCGAATAGCTGCCGACTTCAGAGTTCCCGAACGCCGTATTGCTCATCAGCAGCGAGCCGGTGGCGACCTCGGCGGAGTCATTCAGCCCGACGATGCCGACCGCCGACACGTTCTTGCTGCTGCCAAGGTCCGCGCGGATGACGAGGCTTGTCGAGTCCGAGACGTAGTTGCTCGGCCCGCGCGCCAGCCCACGCGCCCAGGGGATTTGAAGCTGCGACAGCGCCCGCAGCATGGTCCCGCTTGTCGTGCTGAGCGTTGCCGAGTCCGCCAGATTGCCGATCGCCAGAATCGCGCCCACGCTACCCCCACAACACAAGGTTGACGCTGTTGCCCAAAAAGTCTGAGCGCGCAGCGACAACCAGCAAATTGACACCCGCCGACAAGCCGTAGCGGGAATGGGTGACTTGGACCGTTGCGCCCGGCTCGATGGTGTGCGCGGTGGCGCTGTCCACGAACGCCGACAGCGTGTAGAACGCCCGCGGCTGCGTGTAAAGCGCGCACAGGCGATCGATCTCGGCCTGTGCGTCCGCCTCTTCGCTCAGCAGCGAATCCATGGGCTCGCGCTCTTGCGCTTCCGCATAGATCGCGTCCAGTGTTTCGGTGGTCGTGACCACCCGCACATCCTGCTGCAGCTCCGCGCGCAACTCCGGGTAGGTCGCCGCCGACAGTCCCACGGTCTCGTCGACCGAGTGTTGGTTGTAGTTGTGGCCGTAATACATGCGCGTGGCGAGGCCCGGCGCGTCGTCGGCCTCGTAGCCGATTTCCGTAATGCTGAGCTCGTCGAGCTCAAACGCTGCCGACCCCGCGGGCGCTGCGATCTGCACCGGAACCAGCGCGCCCGAGTTGTCTTGGTAGATGGCACAGCCAAACGAGCGCGCGGCCAGGGTGACAAGATCGATCCCGCGCACGTCGGCGCCGCCGCTGTGCCAGCCGATCGCGTACCCGGTCGCAGTGTCGATCGCCGCCAGCGCGGTGGTGTCCAGATCGCCCACGGCAAGTTGCCCGCGAGTGACAGCGCAGAACCGGACGATTTCCGCCAGTGTGTCGATCCGCGCGCAGGAGTAACAGCGCACTGCGGTGACGACCGCCGAGCCCGAGGCGCCCGAGGCATAGCCCACTCGGATCTCGCTCCCAGCGCCAGCCGTAAACGACACGGTGGCGCGGATCGGGTTGGTCCCGTCGATCCCGCGAAGGACCGTCGAGCCGTAGAAGATCGAGAGCACGCCGGTCAGCGTGTAGATCTCCACCTCGATCTGGTACAGCGCGCCGCTGGTGAGCGATAGCGTCTGCGCAAGGTAGGTGGCTGCGCTGCCGTCGCCGTCGATCGACACATTGCCGGCGCTGTTCCAAGTCACCAGTCCGGCGCCGCCCTCCACGACACTCCATCCGGTGGGGTCGCTGCCGCTGGCGCTTGGGAACGTCTCATTACTGGCAAGCTGCGCGATGCGGCGTAGTTGCCCGCGCACCTCGGCAGCTTGCTTGCGGATCTGAGCGCGCAGGAACCACCCGTAGCCGCTGGGCGCGGTCCATTCGTCGGGCGATTCGTCTTGGATGACGAAATATTCCTCCGGCGAGGTGTTGTTCACCAGCCCATACTGGACTTCGGTCATCAGCGCACCGTTGGCGCGCAGTTCCGTGATCGACTCGAAAGGCCCATCACAGATGTCCCAGATGCCGCGCTGACTGCCGCCCGAGTCGTTGATCGTCGGATTCAGTCCCGGCACCCAACGGCAACGCCCGATGGTGATCGGCTTGGGCTTGCCGCGCAGCCCCTCGTTGCTGATCGTGTCCGGGTAGGTGGTGGTGATGACCTGTTCAAGCCGCTCATAGACCGATCTGCAGACAAGCCGGATGCGCGTCACGCTAGGCGCGACCACCCGGTCGATGACGATCACGCCAACCTGCGTGGCGGTGCTGTACGCAGCCCGCGCCTCGACCAGCTTCAGCGTGACCCGGATCGCCTTCCAGTCTTCTGCCAGCCACGAATCCAGCCCGCCGTCCGTGTTGATCAACTCAAGGTAGTTGATCGCCGCCGAGCCACCCTCACGATTCCACGCGGGGAAGCTCGCCGACCGTTCGTAGATCGCGTCGACCAGTCGCCCCTCAAACAGCGTGTTTGCGGGTGAGTCGCCGTTGCGCGTGGCGTATTGCTCCGTCGCGTAGTACCGGTCCCCGCCGGTCTGCGCGACGATGGCCAGGAGGATCATCCGGCTCATGCAGTCGCGGCCCGCTTGTTCGCGCCCGTGGTGCGCTTGAGGGCCTCAGTGACCTGCGTCCGAACAGATTTCTCGATCAGGACCTCGATTCGCGCCAGGATGGCCGCAGCATCGTTGCCCGATGACTTCGGAGACCCACCGCCGCCAAGAGAGCCACCGGGGCCGAGCGTGCCCGGTGACGGGCCAGTGCCGCGCGACGTGTTGAGCTGGATCTGCTGCAGGAGCCCCGTGTGCGTGTTCAGAATCGCGTTGCCGGCCTGCACCGCTGTCAACTGCGTTTCGAAAACGATCCCGGTTCCCGCTGGCGACCTGAGTCCGCCGCCGGGGCCGATGGTTCCGCCGGAAGTTGGTGAGGTGCCGAACACGATTTGACGCGCGGCGGTAACTGCGTCTTCTCCAAGGTTGCCGATGGCGGTAGAGAACGCGCCCAATGCATTGCCGGCGATCAGTAGCCGGTTCACCAGCTCGGTGTTGCCGGCCGCCAGCGCATCGCGGAGCTGCGTGCGGAGCTGGGTACGCACCGATTCCATGCTGCCGCTGATGTTGAGCCCAAGGAGCGCATTGTTCAGCGCGACCTGTGCCTGGTCGGCGATGAACTGGTTTCGCTCTTCAGGGCTGAACAGCGCCTCGAGTGCACCATTCAATCGCGCCGAGAACTGGTCCAGTCCGCCGGCCAGTTCGATCAGTTCGCCGGCAAATGTTGCAGCCTGCAGGCGCGTGCCCTGGAACGTGCCGCCAAGCATCAGCAGGGTGCTGTCAACGATGCGAACGCCGAAGGACAGCCGCTGGAACGTGTCGCCCAGGACTTCGCCGCCATCGCGGAAACGGGTCAGCAGCGTGGCGAGGTCGTCGAAGCTGCCGGTGATTCCGTTGTCACTCGCCGCAATCGACGCAATCGTGAGCGCATCGGTCAGCCGGGCCACGCGCTGTTCGAGCGTGCCGGTGGTGCCTACGAACTCTTGGATGTTGCTGTCGAGCGCGCCAAGGATCGTCCCAAAGCGCGAGTTGAGCGCGTTTTCGATGGTGAACGCGCCGTTCTCGAAAGTGTCGTTTACGTTGCTCAGCGCTCCCCGGATTGCCGATAGCTGGTCGGCACTGAGGAAGCTGGCGATGAGGTTGTCGAAGTCCGCGATTCGCTGCGCGATCTCCGGCGACGTGCCCGCACCGTCCGGGGTGTTCTCGGTGCGGATGAAGATGTTACCGAGCTGGGAGACTGCTTGCCCTTCGCTGCGCCGCGGGCCGCTGAACTCGCTGGACCGGACGCGCAGCAAGGGGTTGTTGTCGCCACTGAATGCCGCAACCAGGCCGCCGACGATGGCGCCGACAGCCGCCCCCACAGGGCCTGCGATCTGCGCGCCGGACACCGCGAAGCCACCAATGGTGCTGAGTGCGCTGCCGCCGTTGCGTGCGTTCTGTAGGGCGCCGTATGCGGTGCCAATCGCGCTGAGCCAGCCGCCAACCGTGCTGCCGGTGCCGCCCGCGCCGAACATGCCAGTCGGCAACCGGATCTGACCGGTGCGCGCGAACTCCTTCACGATGTCCGAAACGATTCGCTGCGAAATCTGCAGCATCTGATCGCCGAACTCTTCCAGGCTATCGATGCCGCCGGAGAAGAGCCCGCCGAAGGCATCCAGCACGGCATCGGTGGCGCCTTCCCAATAGCGCGCCCACTCTTCAGCAGCAGCCCCTGCCTCGTTTGCAGCCTTCTTCTGGCCCCGTAGCGCCACGATTTCGTCGGTAAGCGCCTTGATCTGCTCTTCAGTGGCGCCCTTCAGCAAGCGACGCGCCGTGGTTTCCGCATCGATGCGGGAAATTGCCGCGGCGCGTTCGACGCCAGTCAGGCCGGCAATGCGCACCTCTTCGCGAAGCTCGCGCAGATACTGCTGTTCTGCGCTGACTGTCGAGTTCAGCGCGGTGACGGTGCGCACATGGCCCTGCGTCAGCCCATCGCGCGCCTGTCGCAACAGGTCCGCTTCAGTGCGGCTCAGGCCCTGGTCTGCGCGCAACTGCACTTCCCACTCGTCGACGGCGCGCAGCTTCTGGGCGAGCTCCACGTATGCGGCAACCAACGGCCCGCCCGCTTCAGCAGCCTGCCGTTCCAGTTCCTTGGTCAGCCCGTCCATCGCGCGGGTAGCGTCTTCCTGCGCTTTTTTCAGTTCCTTGATCTGGTCCTTGGTCAGCGCAGCCGCCGCGCCAACCTTCTTGGTGGCTTCTGCGCTCGCTTCTGCCGCGCCTTTGGTTGCAAAATGCGCTTCGACACCTTCGAGCAGGCCATCCGCCAGGTCCTGCGACGCTTTGGCGCTGGCGTCAAACTCACCCTTGAGCCCGGCCATTGCTGCGTCGGTTGCGCCTGCGCCGTCCGTCGCTCCGCGCAGGCTCTCAACCAGCGTATCAAGCGCTTCGGCTTGCCCATAGGTGAAGTCGACCGACTGGCCGAAAATCTCGAACTGGCCAAGATCAATGAAGGACTGCAGGAGGTCCGCGATCTTTTCCTGCACCGCGTCCACGACGGTGACGAACGCGACACGAATAGCCGTGAATGCTGCCAGCGCGCCAAGGCGCAGCGCTTCCCATACGTTGTTCATGCCGACGATGAGAGCGGCGCCAGCGAGGCGCACTTCGATGAACTGATCGGCCATGTACTCGCCGAGCTTGAAGGCCGCATAGACCACAGTGATCGCAGCGATCGCGGCGCCGAGCGTGGCGAAAAGCCCTGACATTGTGAACACGACAGTGCTTGCAGCAATGGCGTTGAGTTTGACCGCCAACAGCCCAGCGCCGACGGCAGCTAGCCCGATAGCAATGCCTGGCAGGGTATTGGCTACCGCGGTGATCGCCGCAGCCAGTGCACTTGCCGCGCCCGTCGATTGCGAAGCCTCGCCAACGAACTGCAGAACGGAATTCGACAGGCGGGTAAATGCCTGGCCTACCGTGGTTCCCATCTGGTCGAACTGCGCCGCAATCGCTGGCGCCTGCTGCAAGAGCCCTTGCGCCAACACATCGCTGGTCAGCTTGCCCTCGGCCGCCATCGCGCGCAGTTCGCCCGTCGTGACGCCGAGCGATGCGGCAAGCGCCGCCGCCAAGCTCGGGGCGTTTTCCATCATGCTGTTGAATTCGTCGCCGCGCAGAACGCCCGAGGCGAAGCCCTGCCCTAGCTGGCGAATCGCTGCATCGGTCTGTGACGCACTGGCACCGGACACGATGAACGATTGAGTGACCGCCTGCGTAATGGTCTGCAGCTCGCCTTGGGACAGGCCAAGCGCCTTGGTGCTGTTGGTCAGCGACACATAAAGCCCGCCAACCGCCGACAGCGCGGTTCCGGTTTCCTGTGCAATCGCAAACACGCCGGCCTGTGCGGCAGCAAAGCCGCCACTCTCGGCGGTCGCCAGCTTGAGGCGATCGGTCAGCCCCTGGTATTCGTCGGCGAGGTTGACAATGCCGGCCAGTGTCCTGATGCCGGCATAGACCGCGATAAATGACGCAACGGCTTCCTTCGCGCTGTTGATCGCGCCCTTGAGCGCGTTGACTCCGCCCACCGCCTGCTGGCCCGCCTGCGCGCCGGTCTCGCCCATCCCCTGCAGGTCTCGCTTGACGGCGCCGATGTTCTCGCTGGCGCCGGCCTTGTCGACCTGAATCCGAAGGGTTACCGTGCTCACGTCATTTGGCCTTGGCGCGCGCTGCCGCCTTCTCGTTCTCGATCTTGGCGACCATGCCGGCCAGCGCCTGCGCCCCGTCGATCAGATCCGGCCATTCCCGTACCGGCGCGCGGAGCATGCGAGCGGAGGCCATCACCTCGGATGCCGAGACGCCGAGGAACACCGCGCCGGACATGCCGGCCAGCATCGTTTGCTGACATCGCAGGTACACCATGACGGGCCACCAGTTGCATTCCAGCACCTCGCATTCGATGGCCCCGGCAGTGGTGGCGCCGTCCCCTTTCATCCGATCGAGCACTGAGCGTGCCCGGTCGATTTCCGCATCCTCTGCCCGCCGCCGACGCTTACCCGTCAACGCATCTGCGACGGCTTCTAGTTTTTTGCCGCAGCCCCCGTGATCGCGGTGAAGAACGCGCGCACGGTCGCCAGCGTCACCGCCGGTTCCGTGTAGACAATGGCCCGCTGATCCTTCTCGCCCAGCGCCTTGCCGTCTGCGTCACCGATGCCGGACACGCCGACGAGGTATTCGTCCAGGAACGATTCGTCAGTGAGCCGCCCGTCCTTCAGGTCTTCCTGAAGCACCTTGATCTGATCGCGGTTCAAGTGCCGGAACTTGGCGACAAAGGAACCCTTCAAGGGCTTCTTTTCGTCGTCGCTCGGCATCTCGACGTGCACAGTGGTTGCGAAGGTTTCGGTGCGGCGGAAATTCAGGGCCATTGAGGAAACTCAGTGTTGAGGGATGCCCGCCGGGGTCAGCCGGCGGGGTGCTACTTGGGTGGCTATCAGGTGATCACGATGGCCTGGCTGGACGAATCAGCAGTGATCGCCGCGCCGGTCACATCGGTGGTCGTCGCGCGAATGACGCACGTGGTGCTGCCCGCCGTCGCGGTGCCGCTGACGACACCCGTGGTGGCGTTGATCGAGGTTCCCGCCGGCAGCGAGCCGGACAGAACCGACCAGGTGACAGCGGAGCCGTAGACGCCCTGCAAGCTCAGTTGCTGGCTGTAGGCGCCGGCTGCTGCATCGGGCAGGTCGCCGATCACGCGCAGGGAGTCGAGGCCGAATTCAACCGCCAGTTCATCGCCGCCGGAGTCGGACGCGATGCACGGCCCGGTGACTTCGTAGAACCGATAGCCGTCCTGGTCAACGTCCTTGATCTGCTCGATCTGGCCGCGGACTTTCAGGCGGCTGTAGCTGGTGCCGTCATCGTCGACCACAGTGAAATCGAAGATGACCTGGGTTCCTGCATCGCGCAGCGCGTGGATGTCAAAGTCAGCCTTTGCGGTGCGCGCGAACTTGGCAGTGAACGAGCCGTTGCGGTCGCTGATTCCGCTGATCCGCTTCTGCGTGTACTGGACCGTCTGCAATTCGTTGTTGAAGTCGACTGACAGCATCTTGCCCCACAGGAACACCGGCAGCGTGTTGGCTGCGGTGCTGCCATAGGCCCGCATGACGCTGTTGGCGTAGGTGATGACGGACGGCGCCAGGAAAGTGCTGTAGTCGCCATCGGTCGGCAGCGCCGATTCGTCGACGTCCGCGTGGACGCCTTGAATCTTGACTTTGCCAGTGAACCGGCCGCCGACTTCCATCATCAGGCTGGAGATGTTGCCCCGCGCTCCGACGATTTCGAGCAGCGTCCCCGCGTGGTAGAAATCCGCCGTCACCGTTGGAATGCTTGCACTGATCGGCGCGTAGATCGTGGTGCCGTTGGTGCTCGACTTCGTGCGCGCCATGCCGGAGGGGAAAAGCACCACTTCACACGGTGCATTGCCCGGCGTGGACGAGTCGCCCGGAGTGACCGGCGGGCACAATTCAAAATCGCCTTCGACGAAAGCACGCTTGTTCGCAACGATGAACGCCTCGCCGGTGAAGTAGCTGCGATCACGAGGCCGCTCCACCTTGTCGAACTCGGTCCCCGAACTGCCATTCAGCAGGTCGAAGGTGTTCAGCGAAGTAGACGGCGCCGCATCGGTGCCTTCCGTCGATTCCGCTTTGATGGCGATCATCCGCCGTTCAAAATAGTCCAGTGCCGGCTGTGCCATGGTGCGTACTCCTTAAGCCGCTGCCGCGGCGCTGTACTGGTAGGAAACTTGTGTTTTGAACACCAGATCGACGGTCTGCACGGATTGCTCCGCCGGGCCGTCGCTGGAACTGACCCACGCCAGCGGCTGCACGCCGTTGCCGGGCGTCCATCCGATCAACACATCGGCCACGCCGTCAGCGATGTCGTTCAAGCGTTGCTCCTGCGAGGTCTCGCCGGCCACGACTTTTGCCACGATGACGCGAACAACGATCTCGGTCTGGACCTCTTGAACGATCCGGCCCGAGTAGCCGCGCCCGTCGGTGATCGGCGTCGACCGCTGGCACCCAACCCACACCGCCGGCCAGTTGGCAGCGAGGCCCACGACCTTCAGGAAGTCGTGATCGAGCGCGGTCCCGATCTTGACCACGCCGAGGTTCTGATCGAGTCGCGATGCGATGCGCTCGGCGGTCGATGCGAGAGTGATGCGCCTGTTCATCCGGCGGCTACCTCGCGATCAATCGCCGCCTGCACGGGGAACAAGATTTCGTACCACCACGATGCGGGCACGTCGACGACGCCTGGCGCGCGCTCGGGCAGGAACGCCCGTTGCGGCAGTGGCGAGACAGGCCCGCCCCATGCGCGGTGCGAGGGGTTGCCGAACTGGTGATAGCTGGCGTAGTCCGTGCTGACAATCGCGGTCACGCCGTTTTCGTCGGCGATGGCGTCGACGGAGTTGGACAGACGCCCGGTGTCAAAGAGGATCGAGCCGCCGCCGCCGGTGCGATCACGCGCGGCAGCCGTCGCCGGGGCATGCCGAGTCCACGGGCGCCCCCAAGGATCGCGCTGGTCCTGAAACGTGTCCTTGATGAGCCGCCGCAGCGCCTGCGCCGAGCCGGTCAGGGCTTGTCGCGGACGGGCGACGATCTGCGACAGCCGCTGCAGCAGCGCCTGCGCGCGCTCGTCGTCGTAGGTAACCGAGAACCCGCTCATCCGGCAGCCCCCAGGACTTGCCACGCAAGCGTTACATCGCCCGGCTGGATCGGGTCGACAACGGACAGGATGATGCTGTCAGAGCCCACGGTCAGCCGGTCGCCGAGCTGGGGCGCCATGCCGCCGCTGAGCAAGTATTTGCTGGAGACCATCGGCGCAGAGCCAAAGGCCCCATCCATGCGCCGCCGGTCGCCTCCGTTGATCTCGACGCGCACACCTTTGCCGGCGTCGCTCTCGCTGGCGCCGTCTGTGGTGGTGCGAACCAGCGTGGCCGTCTGCCCAAACTGCGCGATGAGTCGGGTGGCGGTCGCGGCCAGTGGCGTGTAATTGAAGCTCACGACGCACGCTCGATGCGGATGCCACCCGAGCCGCCTGCGCTGTAGCGCGCAAGCAAGGCGTCGACAACCGGGTATCGGGTCTGGCCAGACTTGAGCGCGTATTTGACCGTGATCGGCCCGACCGTTTCCTCGGTGACTTGATCCGCTGCCACGTCCGTCTGTAGCGTGTCCGTCAACGCCCGCAGCGCAGCCTCGCAACACGCATCGCGCAGGTTCGGAACCGGCCACGCCTCCACACGCCAGCCGAGTTCATAGCCCACGCGCGGCCACTCAAGGGCCTGCGTGGAGTTGAGCCGGGTGCCGCGGTAGGTGTAGCGGTTGTCGAGATACTGAGTAGCCCGACGCAGCGCGATTTCCTTAGCTGCGTCGGTGCCGGTCCATGTCGTGTTCCCCATCGCCGAGTGGTAGGCATCGGCAACCGCAACCGAGGCGTATGCCTCGGCTGCAGCCAGACCGGTGCCATCTTCGACGGTGAGGGCCACGAAGGATCAGCCGATCAGCGTCGCGACGTGCGCCGGCTTGATGCACTTGGTGCCCCACGCCAGACGAACATGGATCACGTTCTGCAGGAACTGCTTGTAGAGCGCGAACTCGAACGTCAGGCCCGAGATCGGGTCCGTGATCGAGGTAACGTCCGCGGCCTGGTCGCCGCCTTGCGGCATCGCCGGCATACGCGCAGCCAGCATGATCGCGCCGCGGTCGAACGCGAGGTTCGGCGTATAGGTGTTGCCGATGGTCATCGCGTTGTCGTTGGGCAGCGCGACGCGGACACCGGGCGAGCCGATCACGATATCGCCGGACGTGGCAACCAAGCCCGTGTTGACCACGTACTTGTTGGCGCTGTCCACCGCGAACGTCACCACGTCGCCGGCCAGGATGCCGGTGGTGTTGACGGTGATCGTGTCCAAGGTCAGCGTGGTTTCGCCGACCACCTCGGTCGATACGTTGTTGATGAGCGCACCAGTCGCCGCGCCCTTGGTGTGGGTGCTGATCGCGTCCGAGTGGCGCAGCGCCATGCCCATGATTCGATCGGTCATGCCGTTGCGCAGCATGTCGGCAGATCCGGCCTCGTTGACCTTGAACAGCCCGGACTGCAGGCCGCGCAGGTTGGCAATGGCAGCATGGCCAAGCACCAACTGCAGATCGTTGGTCGGCGCGCCGTTCTCTTCGAGAATGCGACGCACGCCCGCGAAGTCGGTCATGTTGGCAGCGGTGCCGAACGGAGCTGTCCCAGCCGCGCCGTAGGCGCGCGAGCTGGCCTTGTAGGCCGCGATCCAGAGATCCTGCTCGATCTCGTTCACCAGCTTGCGAATCGCCTGATAGGTGCGATTGGCCAGGATGCTTGAGAAGGTGCCAGCGTTAGACAGCCCGAGCGTTTCCTCGCCGTTGAAGCGAATCGGCTGGTGCTTGCTCTTGCTGATGGTGACCGACACGTTGTCCACGGTGTCGTCGCCGGTATCCGGCGCGTTGACTCCCGGCGTGTTGGTAGCGCTCGCACTCGGTGTGCGGGTGACAGGGATGATGACGTTCTGGTTCAGCGCGACGCGATCGAGGCGCGAATCACGCGACACAGCCGGGATGAACCCGACCAGTTCGCGCGAAATCACGTCCATCGCTTCGCTGAAATCGGGGATCAAACTGGTGAGCGTGTTCGCCATTTTCTTAGCCTCGTGTCAGTTAGTCGACGGGCACAACGCCAGCCGACAGCAGTGCCTTTCGTTCGACGGGCGTTTTCAGATCGAACTCTTTTCGCCCCATCGTTTGCTTCTGTGCCCCAGCGCCACCCGTCCCCGGTTGCGCGCCGCTGCCGCCTTTCTGCGTCGCCTTGAGGATGTGATCCTTGTAGGCGTAGCCGTTGACCAGGGTCTGCATCGCTTCGTCAAAGCTCGCCGGTTCTGCCGGGTTCGCCTTGCTGCCGATCACGTTGCCGTTCGCGTCCTTTGCGACCATGCGCCCGTTCTCGATCACGAAATGACGCCCGAAATGGGACTGCGCCAGCTCCGCGGGAATCGACAGGTTTTCGGTGATGAACTTGCTGCGAGCGAACCCGCCGCCGATCACTTCCGAGTGCAACGAAGATTCAAGGGTTTTGACCTTGGTCCGCTCCGCGTCCAGTTCCTTCTGGAAGCGTGCGGCTACTTCGTTGCGTGCCTTTTCGATGTCCGCCTTGCTCTTGCCGTCCAGACTCTTGACCGCCTCCAGCGCTTCGCGTGCGGCCTTCGGGTCGTCGATCTCGGCGTACTCGCTGAGCTTTGCCTCGGCTGCCTCCAGTGCCTTGCGCTTCGCGCCGGCCTCCTTCGTCAGATCGCGCACTTGCCCGTAGAGCTTTGCCGCATCAAGTGCCAGCTCTGCGCCGTCATCCGACACATAAACCGGCTTCCCGTCCTGCAACACAGCGTTTCCGCTGGCGTCCGTCTTGAGCTTCATTGGGTGTCCCTGGCTGCCTGGTCATCCGACCGGATCGCGTGCCGGCGTCCGCCTGCGCATGCGAGGTAGGCCGCGCGCATCCGCGCAACGGTCTTAGTGGTGTGCAGGTTGCAATGGGGTGCTGTCCCGTCGCGACGCTGCCGATGGGACAAGGGTCACGCGGGCGGGTGGTAAGTCGCGAGGGCGCGGATTTACCGGGGTCAGTCGCCGCGGGCGCGCAGTTCCGCCAGCGTCAACGTCCGCCCCCGTTGATTGACGAGATCGGCTTTGGTGATGACGCCGCGCCGCCACAGGTCCGCGCGCCCTGCGCCGAGCACGTCATCTTGCTCATCGGGCGACAGGCCAGATACGAAGTCCTCGAAGCTGCCCACGGGGCGATCGGTCGGGCGTGGCATGCGGAGCATTACGATCAGCAGCGATCGACACCCCCAATGGCGTGGCGGGGGTCGCTCAATCGGGATGCTGTGCCCGATCGGCTCAAGGTCCAGCGTGTAGAGCAGGCCATGCCGAAGCGCGCAGCCGGTGGTCACGCGCGAGTCGAGCACCGCATGCCAGCGAAACGCCACAGCACCGCGATCTCGCGCAGCCTGTGCCCGGCCCGCATTGCCCGCGCTCGTCGTGGATGCGTCCGCCAGCGATTGTGCATCCCTGCGCGCGGTGTCGAGCACGTCGCCCAGGTTGCCACGCAGATCGTCGCCGGGCGTGCCCAGCGCGTGGGCCTCGCGCACCGCATCCGACACCCGGCGCGTCAGTTGCTCGGCCTGGCGCTGCCAGTGTTCCTCGGGCGAGGCGCCGAGCACGAGGAAATCACGGGCCAGCCGTTCAAGCGCCGATTGCGCCGGCGCAGATCCGCGGATGGCGTTGGCTGCCCACTCCGCCTCGATGCTCAGCACCTCGCGCACGGCTGCCACTTGCTCGGCGCCGAGGGTGGCATAGGCCGCAGTGATCGCCGCCTCGATCTCGCGCAGCAGCGCCGACAGGTCACGCCGGCCAAGCTCCGCCACATCCTCGCCGGCCACGATGCGCTGTAGCAGGCGCCCGAGGCGGGCGACTGCGCTATCGGCTGAGTCGGACAGGCCCGCAGCGACCCGCAGCACGCTGAACGCGCGGCGGGTGTAGCGGCTGGCGATCTCGGCGGGCGACGGATCAGGCATTGGCTACAGGCGCCGTCTTCGGCTCCGTCACCTTCGGCCCGCTGGTCTGAATCCGCGTCTGCTCATCCTCCCAATCAAGCTCGGGCGACACGATGCCGCGCCGCTGGGCTTCGGCGAACTGCGTAGCCGGGGACAGACCACCCGTCGCCACCATCTTGGCAATGACGCCCATCGATTCAATCGGCGCGGTGTCCGGGTCAAGGTCCGCTTTGACCTCCACACTGCCGCCCGTGGGTTCGTTGCGATAGAGCCCGATGACGTACAGCAACTGTTCGAGCGCGTCTTCCAGATCCTCGACCATCGCGCCCAACGGACTGTTGCTGCTTCTCGCTTCCTCGCTGGCCTGCGTGGCCGTCTTCGTGCCGCCGCCCGGTTCCAGCAACTTGGCGCCGATGGCCTTCATCTGCGCTTCGAGGTCTTTCAATGCCTCGCGCCCGCTGCCAATGGCCTTGCCAGTGTGCTCGACAAACTCCATCTTGCCGCCCACGGGCAACATCACGGCGTTTTTGCTGCCGATCAAGAGCTTCGGGTTTTCCTCGTTGAGCCCGGACACCGCGAGGATGGGCACGCTGGCCGTCTGTAGCAGGCTGTCTGTGCTGCACTGCTGCGCCCAGTGCTTCGTATTCATGTGCGCCAGCTCGCGCAGCGGTGGGCGAGCTTCGAGCAGTCCCGTACGCTGCGTGTAGCACGTCACCAACGGGATGACCGGCAGGTCATAGCTGATCTTCTCGACCTCCACCCATTCCTTCTGCTTGCCTGCGTTCTCGCGTTCCTCGAACACGCGAATCAGGCCGATCTCGTAGACGCGGATCTGGGGCACCACCTTGTCGGCGAAGTCCCCCGGCTCGGTGCGTGACCAGGTGATACGGACCTGCGTCAACTGGCCATCGCCGCCGACCTTCCAGCCCAAGATGCGCTCCGGGGCAATGCGGATCAGGTACGGGCGAACGCCTGCGGCCTTCTGGTCCGCCTGCGTGCGGATCTCGGTCCCGTCCGCCATCACCCGCGGCGGGGCGTCGACGAGCACATGGTTCAGGCCCTTGGCCAGCGCACCGGCAAACCACCCGCGCGCCCAGGCGTGGCCGTTGATGCCCTGGCGGTCGACGTCCGGCCACACGTCATCGCGAATCCACGCGGGCACGTCGTCGCCGAGCTCCACTTGATCGGCGAACGCGCGCCCGGTCATCTCTTTCACCGTCTGCTCGAACGCGGGAAACAGGGTCGCGATCTTGAGCCGCGAGGCGTAGTCGTTGGGGTCTTCGAGTGTCCAGCGCGGCAGGTACTTCTCGCCAGCCGCGCGCATGGTTTTTGTGCCGCCGAGCAGCGCATCGACGAGCGCCCAATCCTCGGCCATGGCGCTCACGCGCGGGTCGGTTTCGTTGACTTTCATGTCAGATCCTCAAAGATTGGACGTGCGCAACGCGGCGCACGACCGGCCAGCGCTTCGCAAGGAAATAGCCAGCCGCGTCGGGCGCGTGGTCCATGCCGCCGGTCTTGTCGGGCTCGCCATTGTTGTCGTATGGCTGCTGTTCCATGCACTCGGTGAGCACAGGGCAGGCGTCGGTATTGACCAGCCAGCGCCGCTCACCCTCGGCGTTTAAGATCAGCGCGGACACCGCGTTGATGCGATCGCGCACGGCCGGGTTGACGTTGTTCACGCTGACCGAAAAGCCAGCAGTGCGCAGGATGGACAGGTCGGATTCGCTCGCGTCCTTGCTGCTCGTGTTCTGGCCGGATGCGTCCGGGTAGATCGTCATCGCGTGGCCGTCGAAGCGCGAGCGCAACAGCTTGCACATGGCTGGCGTGTCGCGGACCTTCGTCACCTCGGCGAGCGTCAGCGGGCGACCGTCGCGAATCACGGAAACGATGGCAGTCATGTTCAGCACGTTGAAGTCCATGCCGATATGCAACGCCTCGCCCGGGTGGATGCGCTCGTTCGTGTGGTTCAGCGTGCGCGAGAAGTCGGGGTAGACGGCGCCGCTGGCGAGGTTGACGAACTCGCCGTCGAGATAGGCGCGAATCAACTGCGGCGGGTAGCTCGCGCGCAGGCTGGAAATGTAGTCGTCTGGCAGGTTGCGCCCGTTCTCGTAGGTGCTGGCGTTGACGATGCCATACAGGCCCGCAAGCTCCGGCTTGTCGCGCACCTGTTTCACGAATTGATCGTAGGTGAACCGGAAGCCCTCCGGTGTAGTCGCCACATCCACGCCGTTGACCAGTCCCGATTTGACCACGCGCAGGCGTGCAATGATCTTGCGCCAGGCCATCTCGGCTTTGGGCTTGGGCAGAATGTCTAGCTCGTCGATTGCCGCCTTGCCGATCTTGAAGCCCACGATGTCGCTGGGCTTGTCCATCGAGCGGCAGATGATGGTAGTCAGCACGCGCCTGCCACGGCGTAGCGTCACCTCATGCACGCCCTGCTTGATGGATGCCGCCAGCCCCCACTGATCGGCCACCTCATCGATAGTCGGGTAGAAAATGTCGCGGATGTGGCCATAGGTCGGAGCGAAATAGCCCGCGGCAACGCCCTGGTGCTCGTAGGCGTGCGCGCAGAGTGCGCTGCTGATCGTCCACGTCTTGCCCGAACCGAACCCGCCCACGAATGCACGGAACTTGTGGTTCATCGCCATGAATCGAGCTTGTGGCCCGTTCATGACGGAATCGACCTCAAGGGTCACGGGGCACGCTCGCGTCGACGATGCGGATATTGACGCGCGTCGGCATCTGCACGTCGCTCTCGACCTCCTCAACCGTCTTCTCGCGCCACTTGGCCCGCGCCTTCAGCCAGAAGATCATGGCCGCGGTGTCGTTGCCCTTCGTCGCCTTGGTGAACAGGGCTTTCGCGACGGCTGCGTTCGCCTTGGTCGTGGCGGTGTCCAGTTCCTTGCGGTAGTGCTTGCGCAGGGTCTTGAGGTCGATCTGAAGGAACGCGGCAATGTCCGCCTGCGGCAAGCCAACGAGGCCCGCCAGCGCGTCCACTTGCGCGCGGGTGCCTTCGGTGGGCCTGTGGGCAGGGTTGGCCATCAGGCGGGCCCAGATTGGAGCGTGCGGGTCGGAGTCACACCGCCCAGCGCCGGAGGGTGTCCGGCGTCCTGTTCTTTCGCACGCTTTGGATATGGCTTGGCAAGTGGCGCGATCTTGGCGCGCATTTCATCATCTAGGGGCATGAGGTAGCGGTGTTTTCCTGGCCTTTCCACTGGCTTGCATTGATCCACGCGCCAACACGGACGATAAATGCCCTGCACCTTTATTCTCCCATCCTTGCTCACCATGCGCCCGTGCCATCGTTTGCCATCAGGCGCAAGGTATTCAATAGTCGCCGGTTGCCTGCCCGTATAAATCCAGTTGCCTGCTTGGTAAATGCCCCCATGATGCCCTTCGCTCGGGTCTGCGAAAGAGACAACGAGGCGCAGTTCAGAACTGTTGCGCTTCAAGAACAGCATAGCAAGCCGGACAATTCTGGATACTGGCGTCGCATGCGAAGTAAGCGCAACGCGAGTTAGTTCACATCCTTCAGTTTGTTCTAGCCCAAAAGGCTTCAATAGGTTGTTATTTGCTCCGCGACTGAACACAACAACACCTATGAATTTCCCGAACTCCCACGCGCCCACTTTTACCAATGGCGGAACTGGAAGCACCTTCGAATAATGCCATGTTTCGACAGCATGCTTTGTTGCTGCATACGTTGCCCAGTCGATGCGTAAATCAGCCTTGGCCATGTTCGCGCAAGTCATATTCTTTGCCGCAATGCGGACAGATCACATATTTAGGCGCCAGTTCATCTAACTTTCCCTGATCATCTTCTGTGCCTGGCTCGAAGTGCACAGAGCCATCAAACAGCGCCAGTTCCTCGTCGCTGAACCCAAGCAGGCTCACGTCGAACCCGGCATCTGTAAGCTCGGAGATTTCGAGCCGCAACATCTCATCATCCCACCCGGCATTCAGCGCCAGCTTGTTATCGGCGATGACATAGGCGCGCTTCTGGGCTTCGGATAGGTGCGCCAGTTCGATCACGGGCACGGTGTCCATGCCGAGCTTACGCGCGGCCAGGATCCGCCCGTGGCCGGCAATCACGCCGTTGGCGCCGTCGACCAGAACCGGATTCGTGAACCCGAACTCACGGATGGATGCCGCGATCTGCGCCACCTGTGCATCGGAGTGCGTGCGACTGTTGCGGGCATACGGAATCAGGTCCGCGACGGCCACGGCTTTGTAAGGAGGGAACTTCACGTTATCGCCCATGATCGTAGTTGAACTCTCGCACGCACCGGATCAGCGCCGCGTGCGATTCCTGGCACACGACGACCTCCCCGAGCGCATCGGATGCGATCAGCACGGCATCGGCGCAGGTCTTGATCGGCATCGGGTCAACGCCCTTGCACACCTGCAGCGCCCGGTCGAGGCACTGGACTATTGGGCACGCCGGCACTGGCTGCGGCTCGGGTGGCCTCGGCTTGAGCCATGAGCATGCTGGCAAGGTCATCAGGCAAAGGCACGTCAGCAAGAGCGGGCGCAGCGCTAACGCCTGCCCGCGCGGTTGCCTTTCCCCGCTCTCGGGTGCTCTCGACAGCGGCGAGCCTGCGCTCGTCGGTGACTTGCTTGGCGGGTTGCTCGGCTGCGATGACGAGCTGGCGCTCGGCTTCGATGCGGGTTGCGCGCTCATACTGCCAGTCGCGCGCAAACCAGCCCGCGGCAGCACATCCGATGCAGACAACCACGGTAGACCAGCCGGCAGCCACACGTCAGGCCCTCCGCGCTTCGATCAGTGCCTCATCGCACAGCAAGGCCCGTGCCTCGCAACGTGTCAGCAGGCCATCCATTCCCTGGCCAGCCCACAGGCGTTTCATGGACCGGAACAGTCGCGCCATTTCGGCATAGTCGCGCCGCACCACCGCCGGTTGCAGCTCGCGCATTTCGCGCCGCCGGTCCATCGCATCGCTCGCACGCTTGGTGAGCGACGGGCCGCGGTTGTAGATTGTGTCGATCAGCGCGGCCTGCGCGGCGGGGTGCAATCGATCGGCCCCCGGCCATGCCCGCTTGGCCTTGGCGAAATCCATGGCCAGACGCTGTAGCAGGCGCGAATCGGCGTGCTGCTGACTCCATACGGTACCCTCGCGCACATCCGGCCCGGTGGCTCCCCAGCCCACGGTCCACACCTTGCCGAACGCATCCCAATAGGCCGTCAGGCGGCAGCCCTCGGAGCGCTTGGCGAGGTTGGCAGCGATGGTCAGGGCCAAGTCGTCGTTCATGGCCCGCCCTGCTCGTGCTCGTCGGGCACATGGCGCTTGCGCTTGTTCGTCTTCAGCCCGACCTTTTCAGCGGCAGCATCCAGCACGGAATCGATGACTGCGCGCTTTTGCAGCCAGCGCACCAGAGCCCATGCCGCGAACGCAGCCGAGCCGCTGATGGCAATGATCCACTCGCGCGGGTCGAAGGAGCCGTGAGTGGGCCACATGGAAAGGGCCACGTAACTGATGATCGGGCCAGCGCTCAGCGAGAGTAGACCGCGGCTGGCGCGCTCTTTGCCGCTTGCGTTGTCGAACGCGAATGCAGCGGCGACCGATCCGAGCAGCGTCCCGCAGAGGATCATCAGCGCGCGGGTGGCGAAGTCTGGCGCGTCGACCACATCGGCCACTGCCGCGCCGCCTACAGCGATGACGGCATAGACCGCAAGCTCGACGCGCATGGCCAGAACCCCCGCGGTTGCGTGCGTTGAATGCGTGGCCGCAGCGGCAGCAAGCGCGGCGCTGGTGATGCGCGAGGTGTGATCCGGCGTGGCTGCCATCGATCAGCCCCCGCAGAACAGGCCATGCTGACGGCATAGCCGGGCATAGTGCGGGCTGGTCACCGGGCTCGGCGCCGGTGCTCCGCACGTATACGGTGCAGGGCTCTCGATCGTTGCCACCCTCACCCACTTCTGCCCGTTGCCGTCGCCGTTGACAACCTGCGCCTGGTTGCCGACGAGCGCACCCAATGCGCCCGCGTCCTCGGTGAAGTAGGCGACCCAGGACACGTAATCAGTCGGCGTCTGTGCGTTGAACGGAACGGCAGCGCCAGCGGGCCAGCATGACCCCTCGCCGGGCGCGTAGAGCGTGGACAGGGTGGAGGT